TTATCGGCTCGGTACAATCAGGCGCTTTTTATTTAAATAGCCTTTAACGTCCGGCGTGGCAGATTCACGGAAGGGCGATGTGCTGTCAGTGCGAGAGCTTGGCACGAGAGAGGTTTCGTCGCTCAACCTCGCAAGATCAGGCAGCAACTGATCGAAAACGTTGCCGTTCCAACGCTCGGAATCAAGATCACACACGCTCCCGCCTTCCTGAGTAACATGAAAACCCATCAGGCCAGTGTCTGCTTTTGGCCGAACTCTGCCGCTGCTCACTGGCAGCTATGGGTCGGTCTCTGCCTGTCGCGACAGGCAGCAATCGGCTAATAGCTTAGGCAGCTTTCCGTATTTCATCGACAGCACAATCGATCCATGCCGCCCCTGCTCTCGCCAGCTCCCGCGCTTTCCCTTCGCTTATACCGTAGTGCTTGCCAACCCGTACCATCGGCCATTTAGCACCGTAGTAGAGCCAAATAATGTCGCCCATTTGTCCATCACGGTGTGAGAGGCGCGCAACTGCGTAATCAATAGCGCCGGCCCATTCATCTGTAATGCAATAGCTTTTGCTCGCAGACACCTGCGGCATCGCCTGACGCATTAGCGCAAATGTCGGTGAGATGTAGTTGGGAACGCCTGCCCCATCCATCCGCCACCATCCCCACTGTTCCAGCAGGTATTCGGTATCACCCAAAGGTCGGCCCGCTGGCTTTCGAATCATCATGTTCTCAATCCCCTGTGTAATTTGTACCGCCGGCACCGCGACGGTTGTTCTGTTGGTAGTACTCGGCCGGACCAGGTATCGACGAGCCATGCTGGAGCGCTTCAATCTCTCGCTGGGCCTGCTGCAATTTGAAGCTCAACTGGGTGACTAACTCGTCCGAAGAAAGCACCAACCTACTCCCTCGAATAACCCAACCAGAGCCGTTGCAAGCAGTACAAATAAGCTCATAAAACAGCCCATTCACTACCGCTTTGCCCTTGCAGGTTGGGCAAGGCTCTAGCTCGATCCGCCCCCTCTTAAAGCCATACCCCTGCCCTTTCTGCATGTTTGAATCCTCTTGTAAGATTAATTTCTGTTTTCGGCTTCAGGCCAACCAGCCCGAGGGGTCCAGGGCAACCGGCTTATTCGCGCGTCTTGCTCCTGTCTTGTCTTGCAATGCATCAAAACCCTGTGCGTCGAGCCAGCCGTGCCACCGCTCCAGGGCGTTGCGCTTTACCACCTCGCCCATCGCCTGAAAGTAGGTACGCTCCAGTTCGGTCAGGGCGTGGTTGAGTAGCAGTTTTCCCACCAGTGAATCGACACCGAGGTTGGCCCAGATGGAAGGAGCCAGTTTGCGCAGGTCGTGACTGGTCCACTCGCCCGCCCCCAATCGGGCAAAAATGGCAAAGGCCTGGCTGCGTGAGATCGGGCGCCCCGCACGTGAAGTCGCCGGAAACAGGTACGCCCCGTCGTAACCCTGGGCCTGCTGCTGCGCACGGTAACGTTCCAGAAAAGCCACGGCCTGCGTGGTCAACGGCAACAGATGGTCGCGCTTGGATTTGGTGTCATCGGCCGGGATGAACCACTCCCCCGCATCCAGGTGGATGTTTTTCCACTTGGCCAGACGGGTTTCGGTGATCCGCGTGGCATGGGTCAGCATCAACACCAGCAGCGTCACGGCTGCCGGTTCCGTGGTGAACGCTTCACCCCATTCGGCCAGCAGGTCCACCACGGCGACATGTCGCAAGCGCGCACCCTTGGGCTTTATTTTGGCCTTAGTGAAGTGACTGAAAGACACCCCAAGCAGTGGATTCACGGTGATCTTTTTCAGCGTCAAGGCGGCACCGAACACCACCTTCAGTACGTCCAACACCGACTTGACGTAGGACAGGCTGTACTCGGCCTGCATGTGCCAGACCAAGTGTCGGTCCAAGGTATCGGCATTGAGTTTGCACAAAGGCAAATCACCTAGTGCGGGCAACAACTGGCAGCGAATTGCCGACAACGACGATCCCCGGCGGCTTTTGGACAAACTGTTATCGGTGTTCAGGCGCGCGGCATACCACTCCAACACCTGCCCGACCCGCTCCCAGCCATCCACCGTGGCAGCAGCCGACGGATCGGCCAACAACCGGGCCTGCACTACCGGCAAGCTGTCGAGCATGACCCGCGCTGGCACATCGGGCCAGTTGGCAGCCTTTTTCCATTTGGCGCCCTTGTCGAAACGCACCAGGTGCCAACTGCCTTTGCTGCGGTCGTGACGGTAACGAAAGCGCAGCGGGTGCCGAGGATCCTTCAGCTCGGTAATGGTCGGGTCGATGGCATGCTGTTTGATGACGGCGTCAGACAGTTTCACAGTCAGGGTTTTCAAAGGAGCAGTCATTGGTCATCGCCCCTTTTGCCAAGCAGGTCGACCACTTCAAATGTCGAGGGCCACATCCAGGCGCCGTAGCGCTCGGCCATCGCCTGGTCAACGAACAGCGCCAATGCGTGATCGGGGGTGCTGCCCAAGTCCACCTTGTACGAACAGCAGAACACGGCAAATCGATAGTTTGCCGAATCCGGAATAGCCAGGCGGCGATCAGGCATCTCCAAGCTGATCCCCATGCGCTTGCCCATTAACCCCCCTTCAGCAGAGATTGCAGGAGTTTGAATTTGTCGAGTGCCTCAGCATTGACCTCGCGCTCTGCCTCAACGGACAACGCCACTTCCTCGATACGCACGGCGAGCTTTTTCATGCGCTGACCGACCTCCTCGGCAAAGCTGATTACCTCGCCAGACAGCACCGCCAATGTATCCAGAGCGCTACCCTCGGATTTCTTGGTGGTACCCACGGCTGGCTTGGTTTCTTTCGACATGCTGTGTTCTCTCTGGGGCGTGATGGTGATAGCGGTGCGCTGGAAGTGTCCGTTAACGGGTTCGCGAATGAGACCTGCGTCCTTCAACTCGCCCAGGCCGCGACGCACGGCCGGAAACTGGGCACCCGTGGTTTCGGCAACCATCAACGAATTGAAAATATCGTGAGCACTCCAGCGCTCTTGGATTGGCACGACTTGAAATACTTTGCGGGCGAGCGACGATTGCCCGGCGAGCATGTTTTGTAGCTTGGCGGCGTTCATCAGAAGCCCTCCTTACCGCGTTGAGATTCCCACTCGAATGCCACACCAATGCAGCCGTTTTCGCGGATGCGGTCGACACAGCGCGCACCAATGGCGTCGTTCAGTTCGGTGGGAGACAGGTTGCTGACGATGATCGTCGGAAGGCATTGCTCGTAACGACCATTGATGATGCTGAACAGAGTGGCCAGCTCGAATTCGCTCTGCTTGGTTGCACCAACTTCATCGAGCACCAGCAGGTCCGCGCCAATCACCTCACGCAAAATGTGCGCCTCGGACTCGCCTGAACGATCATTGAACGTCGCCCGAATCTCGCCGATGAGCGTGCCCACCGTGCGGTAAATCGCCTTGACCATGCATTCGTTGATCAGGTGACTGGCCGAGGCAATGGCCAGGTGGGTCTTGCCGGTACCGACCTTCCCCAACAGCAACATGCAGCGACCTTCCCGCCGATGCTTCGAAAAGTTGTCGACGTAGTCGGTGCACGCATTCAGGGCAATCTGCTGGGCTGGATTCGACACGACGAAATCGGCGAATGTCTTTTCCGCGAAACGCCTAGGAATCCGGGCGCTTGAGTGCTGAACTATCCGAAACTGATAGCGCTTGCGCTCGAGCTCTTGCATGTCGCGCTTGTTGCTCGCACAGATGGGACACCCAGACAAGTTGCCGCCCTTGAGGATGACCGCTGAGTATTCGCCATGATCAAAGCAGCTCGCTGGCTGACGGCCGATGACGCCGAACTTGCGGTCCATGTGAGCGCCGAAGTTAGAGACGGAAGGTGCCATTGGCGTTCTCCTTGGTGCCGGCCTTGTAATCGCGAGTGTCAAAACCGGAATGGCGACTGGTCGGGAGTGATGCGGGGATGACTGCTTTGTCGGGGAAGATCCCCGTCCATCCGTTGCTGATCGAAAGGGCCAGTACGGAATCGGGGGCTGGATGGTTCGCCAAGGCCTTGGCCTGTTGTTCGCAGCTCTTGGCGGTGAGGGGTTTGTGGATTTCCTTGCGGTGCTGGCACCAATCGCCCCAAACCTCAACGCTAACGTTTTCCGGTTTAGCGGTCAGCGGGTCGAATTTTGTCGATTTGCCTGGCGCGTTAGCGCCCTGATTTTCCTGATTACTGGTTACCTGATTGGTACCCTGATTACTGGTACCCTGATTTGTCGGAAATTTTTCCGACCCTCCTCGGATTTTTTTCCGACCCTGTTCGGATATTTTTCCGACCTTGCTCGGAGATTTTTCCGAGGTAGATCGGATTTTTTTCCGAGCCTCAAACGCCTCAGAGGTCGGATATTTTTCCGACCCGTCCAACTTGCGATTCCACTCTTTGGCCTTTTCGGTCAAACGAAACAAACTGATGTTGGAAGTGTGTGATAGCTCGATCAAACCCGCGGCCTCGAGCCCTTTGAGAAGTCGGTACGCGGTATCTGGCTTATCGGTGAGCAGGGGCAATTCCTCCACGATCTTTCCCTTGCTCAAGGCAAAGAAAATCCCGTTATCGGTCTTGATTGGCCTTGCCCAACTGGGACACTCGTAGACAAAGGAAAAGAGCAACGCCTGCTGCGAGTTCAACCCCCACTCCAGCGCTTTCACTTGGTTGATCGCGATCGTGAACTGCATATCACCCCTTCCCGCCTAACGGTCGGGCTGGGTGCGTCGATTTGTGTAATTCGATTAGTGCCGTCACCTCCTCGTGCCGGGCAGCCAAATGCTTGGCATGCAAAGCCAAAATCTCCGAGGCTTCCACGGCAGTGATTTCGCCATCCTCCAGTGCCAGGGCAAGAAATTGGTCAACCCGGCCCCGCTTCACTGCCGTACGTAGAGAACGATGGTGCATGTCCACATTGTCCAGCTCACCAGTCTCTGGCAAACGGACGAATACGCCGCCGTACATCGCGCAGATGTAGTCCGGTAGGTGCGTGGTGCCCTGCTCGCTTTCCAGAATCTGAATTTGCTCGTCACTGAGTGACCGGCAACCTGCGGATTCGTATATCTGGTTTTTTAATCGCTTTGGATCGATAGCGAGACGGGCCGCTGCGCATGGCTGCCCACCGGGGAAATTTTTCGCCACCTCAACCATCACTAATCGGCGGGTGTCTAGTACTGGAACTTTCATGGTCTAGTTTTCTCTCGGCGCCGTTGCGCTCAAAATTGGCTCATTAGCTGGGCAGTATCCGGCGACGCGTCCTTTTTGCGCTTTGAACAGGGAACGGTCTAAGTTCCTCCGCTGTGAAAGTGCCATCTGCATGCTCCGTAACAAAAACGTCACGCCCTGCCTGCAGAGCTTTATTTACTGAACTTTGGGTCATGCCTAACAAATTTCCGGCCTTGGTCTGCCCCTTTTCAGTAGCAAATTGGCTGAGGGTGATTTGACGCACTATCCGATCTCCGGTGGTGTATCTGAGGCGATAATATCTCCCATGGAGCTTTTTTAATCAACTCCAAAGGAGATGGCAATGTATCTCCACCGGGAATATTCTTCGGAAATGAAAAATGACAGACGACCATTGCTTGACTGGGAAAAGACGGAGTGCGCCGCATTAAAAGCGGAGCTGGCTTCCTACAATGCGCGCGCCTCTAAAGGCGAGAAGCTGACTCAAGAAGAGATCGCGCTCTCCGTAGGCATGAGCCAAGGCACGCTTAGCAGTCACTTGAATGGTAACCGTGCGCTTAACAAGGAAATGGCAGCTGAGATAGCTAAAATGCTTGGCATACCCGTAGAGCGGTTTAGCCCCCGGATCGCAAAAGAAATCTCTGATTTAGCAATTGCTGCCAATGCTGTCCCATCAGTCGAATCATTGCAGTCAAACGTCGAGCCAGGCCCGCCAATTACCAGCTCTCCTCGCCGAATCGATATTGTTGGAACAGCGCAACTCGGTCACGAAGGCTACTGGACAAGTCTTGACCAGGCTGCTGGCTGGGTTGAAACCTACTCCAGAGATGAGGACGCCTATGCACTCCGTCTAAAGGGTGACTCGATGGCTCCGGCAATTCGTAGTGGCTGGATCGCCGTTTGCGAGCCCAATCACCGCCTAGTGCCAGGTGAGTATGTGATGATCACCACTACCGATGGCCAAAGCATGGTCAAAGAACTTCTCTTCGAAACCGATGAAGACGTCAGCCTCATGTCGATAAACACGGCATACGGTGAACGACTGACGATCGCTCGGTCTGATATCGAGAATATTCATTACGTAGGGGCGATCCTTGCCCCAAGTAAAGTATTGGGCAGAATCTAAATCTGATTCGTTCCATTTGACGTCCCCCCTCCCCGGATGCCTCCTTTCTAAAGCCCGCCAACAGCGGGCTTTTTTTATTAAATGATTGTTTTTAATCATTAATATTTAGCACTAACAAGGCAAATCGCTCAGTGTACATCCATACACAAATGGAGCAGTGCTATGGCAAAACCACAAAACGAACCAACATTGCCGGACTCATTTGAGCTTCTCGGTCTCCGCATCCAAAAAATTATTAGCGCCCCAACCGCCCAGAAACGAAAGACAGCCGTCATTCGTAAAACCTCAGATGAATGCCCTCGAGATTGGAAGCGACTCCTTGAGGACATAGCCGATACCGAAAACGTAACGTTGAGCCCAGAAAAAGACGACGCCATCCGTGTCTCCTGGAGCCTGCCCGCCAATATTTGATTGCCATAAAAACTCGCGCAATGCGGGTTTTTTTATGGCCACCGGAATTATTATCTCCTGTGGAGTTGACTTAAATAGCTCCTCGGGAGATATTTAAGTCGTTGCCACGAAATAGACCGGCGACGCGGGATCTCCCGCTGCTCTTTAACAACCTCACCGATACAAGGCTGTCACCAGCAAAAAGACTAACGCACCCGGCATGGGCGACTCCCACCTAAGTGCGCCGTATCTGAGTCCAGCTGACAGCCCAATCAGATTTCACTTCATAGCCTTGGCAGCAGGGCTATGTGGGAAATCCCCTCCCCTGCAATGAGGAAACACCATGTTCGGAATGAAAAAACTCTTTGGAAAACAAGTCGGCAACGCCCAGGCCGAAATGAAGAAGGTCGTTAACCGCGACTTGATGCAGGCCATTGTCGGTGGCGGCCTATTGGTCGCTGCGGCAGATCGTGAGATTGAAGCCAGCGAGGTTTCCAAGCTGGATGAGTTGATTCGCTCCAACCCGAATTTGACGCACTTCGGCAGCGAGATCACCGAAACCATCAATCGTTTTACAAGTCAGTTGAACGCCAACTTTCAAGTAGGTCGATTGGCGATCAAGCGGGAACTGGCCGACATCAAAAACGTTCCGGCCGATGCGGAGGAAGCCTTCGTCAACATTCTTGCCGTTGCCCAGGCTGACGGCCAGATCGAGCCTGCGGAGATGGTGGTGCTGAAGGAGATTGGCATGCACTTCGGCCTGCGCCTGGCTGACTACGGTATCGAGGTGTGAAGTACGCGACAAAGGTTCTGTTAATCCTGCTGGTACTGATCTTGGGTGGCATGTTGCTGAGCAGTCTTGCCTCTCGGGCCTCTTGCTCTTACTACGGCTTCCAGACTGACCGAGAGACTCGCTACGCCGCCTTTGTTGGCTGCATGGTGAAGCTCGACGGTGGGTGGTTCCCTCGCACTGAAATCCGCGTAATGCAGTGACGTTTCACTGATGCCGCTTCTTGCAAGGCGGCATTGGGAAACCCACTCACGCAAGGAAATGGACAATGCTGATTTTGACTCGCAAAGAAGGCGAAAGCATCAACATAGGCAACAACATCACGATCACA